GTTTGTTGGTAATATAACTGGTAATGCTGCTGGTTTATCAACTACAACAGCACAAGTTACTCTTGGTATAGTTACTGCTACAAGTTATCATGGTAGTGGTGCTAACTTAGATGGAGTTTCTTCAGGACCAGTAGCACAACAAGCAGTCACTGCTAATAGTTCTACTACTACAATAGATTTAAGTAGTGGTAATATCATTTACATGACGCAGAGTGCTAATACCACAGTAGCATTTGCTAATACAGAAGGTAATACTGATGTTGTATATTTGATTAGAGTTAAGGATGCTACTGCTACAGAAAGAACAATCACATGGCCATCTGGAATGGTATGGGATGGTGGGTCAGAACCTACCATACTACAAGTTAATGATGCAAATGAAGCACAAACATTTAAATTAACCACAAGAGATAATGGTGCTACATGGTATGGTTCTGAAGTTTTTAATAATTCAGGAGGAAAAGAATTATGGACATGGGGAAAAAATCATACTGGACAATTAGGACAGAATAGTACAACATATTATTCATCACCAGTTCAAATACCTGGTGCTGGATGGGATATTGTTCATAGTGGATACGATATGACTATGGCACGTAAAAATGATGGAACATTATGGGCATGGGGTAAGAATGGTGCTGGAGGATTGGGACAGAACACTGTTGGAAATCCAAGTGATAATGGAATATCATCACCAGTTCAAATACCTGGTACTACATGGGCTTCTGCTAAAAATTCAAATAACTCAGTTCTGGCTAAAAAAACTGATGGAACATTATGGGCATGGGGTAATGGTTGGGGTGGAGGATTAGGACAAAATCAATCAACAACTGAATATTCATCACCAGTTCAAATAGGTAGTGATACAACATGGAATGAGATAAGTAAGACACCTAATATGTCTTTTTCAATCAAAACTGATGGAACACTATGGGCATGGGGACATAATGGTGATGGACCATTGGGACAAAATAATAGAACACAATATTCATCACCAGTTCAAATACCTGGTACTACATGGTCTAAGGTTGATAGTGGACATTCGCAATTTATGGCAACAAAAACTGATGGAACTTTATGGATGTGCGGAAATAATCACATGGGAGGATTAGGTCAAAATAATACAACAAAATATTCATCACCAGTTCAAATACCTGGTACTACATGGAATAATATTTCTTCTGGTAACTATTGCAGTCATGCAACTAAAACTGATGGAACATTATGGGGATGGGGAGTTAATGCTCATGGAAATTTAGGACAAAATAATAGAACACATTATTCATCACCAGTCCAAGTGCCTGGTACTTCATGGGTTTTTCCTGTAGCCACTTATAATTCTGTGTTTGCATCTAAAACTGATGGAACCCTATGGGCAATTGGAGGTAATGATAATGGAACATTATCACAGAATAATAGAACATATTATTCATCACCAGTTCAAATACCTGGTACTGATTGGGTGAATACTGTTGGAAAATGGGGTGCAGAAGGTGCTAGAGGTCTGTATATTTCTGTTTTAAAAAATCCGTAAGTCTTAATCATTTCTAATATAAATATATAAAAAAAGCATGGTATAATGACGCTCAATTTTCCTGATTCCCCGTCAACAGGTGACATTTATACTGATAGTACGTCAGGTTTTCAGTATGAGTGGAATGGTACAGTATGGATAAGCACAGATCCTGCAAGGGCTGCTAATATCAAAGAACTAGATGATATATCTGGTTCATTTAATGGTTCAACAACTACATTTAACCTAACAGTTAGTAGTGCTGGTGTAAGTCCAGTCACAGCTCAACAACTTTTAATAAGTGTTGGTGGTGTGATGCAGAACCCAACAGATGACTATACAGTATCTGGGACTACAATTACATTTACCACTGCTCCTTCAGCAGGACTGACATTCTTTGGAGTCTTGCTTGGTCAAGGGTTATCATTGAATACTATTGCTGATGGTAGTGTTACAATATCAAGTCTTAAGACAGGCACTGCTGGTGTTGGTATTCAATCTGCTGGTGCTGCAATTGGTGTAGGTATAACTCAGTTAAACTTTATAGGTACTGGTAATACATTTGCTGTTAGTGGATCAAGTGTTGATGTAAGTATTGCTGGTGGAGGTGGAGGAGGAATTGGTACAGTAGTTACCTTTGAAGATGCAAGTGACTCACCATTCTCCTATATAAATCCTGAATATATATTAGAGAAGAACATTACTTTTGATACTACAAATGCAGGAGCAGGTTATAGTTCAATAGTGGTTAGCACCATTCCAACAATTACTGTGAAATCTGGAGTTGGAATGACAGTTGGTGTTGGTAAAACTCTTGTGATTGACGTCCTACAAATTGGAGACCTATAAATGTCAACCATTAATGTCACTAACTTATCTGGTAGGGGTGGAGCAACACCTAACTTACCTGATGGTGCTAATATAACTGGGGTTGCCACTGCTACAACATTTAGTGGAACTTTAGATGGTAGTTTAAAAACAACAGGGACACCAACATTAGGATTGGGAGTAACAATCAATAGTTCAGGATTAGTAGTCAGTGGTGTAGCAACTGCTGGTGTTGGTAGTTTTACTACTGTTTATGGTGATGGAAGTAATTTGACAGGAGTAGGAGAGAGTGTTGCGCCTTGGTATTATAATCCTGATATAAATGATACTGCAGTAACAGTAGGTACTGGTATAGGATTCACATTTAATAAGAAGATAGTAGCAGGTAGTGGAACAGCTACTCTGAAGATTGTGAATGCTGGTACTGCAGGAACAACAATACAAAGTTGGGGTATAAGTTCATTTACACAACCTACAGTAGATAGTCTTACTTTTGGTTCATTAGTAAGTGATTTATTAATTAATCAAACATATCAACTTGATATACCTTCAGGATTTGTTAAAGATAGTGGTGATACTGATTATGTAGGAACTGCATATACATTTACAGTTGAAGGTGCATTTAATAAACTGTGGGTAACAGGACGTGGTGTTTATGGACAAACAGCTCAAAATAGTGAAGCAACATATTCATCACCAATTCAAGTACCTTCTCCAGTTAGTTGGAAAGCTGGATGGGGTAAAGGAGAACTGGACGATTCTTATACTGCTGCAGCAGTTAAAACTGATGGAACATTATGGACATGGGGAAATAATCAACTTGGAAACTTAGGTCATGGTGATAGAATACTACGTTCATCACCAACTCAAATACCTGGTAATACATGGAGTGAGGTTTCAGTATCAGTTGCTGCTGCTGTTGCTCTCAAAACTGATGGAACCCTATGGACATGGGGAGGTAATGATTCTGGAACGGCAGGACAAAATAATACATCAACAGAGTATTCATCACCAGTTCAAGTTCCTGGTACTACATGGGCTACGACTGCTCATAGTGGTAGTGAAATAATTGCTACTAAAACCGATGGAACATTATGGGCATGGGGATCTAATACTCAAGGAATGTTGGGACAGAATAACAAAACACAATATTCATCACCAGTTCAAATACCTGGTACTACATGGAGTAAGATTTCAGTAAATTCCTTATCGACTTATGCAACCAAAACTGATGGAACACTATGGGCATGGGGGAGTAATAGTGATGGTGGAGAATTAGGGCAAAATAATAGAACACATTATTCATCACCAGTTCAAATACCTGGTACTACATGGGCATTAGTTCAGGGTGGATATAGAGCTGCAATGGCAACCAAAACTGATGGAACACTCTGGGCATGGGGAATAAATGATAATGGATCATTAGGAATTAATGAAGTAGAAGCAAATTATAAATCATCACCAGTTCAAGTACCTGGTACTACATGGGGAACTAGTAATAGAAGTCATCTATTTCTTGGACAGAGATACGCAGCAGCAATTAAAACTGATGGAACACTATGGTCATGGGGAAGGGGAGCTTATGGAGGAACAGGACAAAATAATACATCGCAGATTTCATCACCAGCGCAAATAGGTTCTAATACTGATTGGGTTCAAGTAAATAGTTTTGGAAATAGCTCACTTATGTTCATCCAGAAAGATACAACTCCTTAATTAAACTATGTCTCAGATTAATGTTAATAGAATTAAGGATAGTAATGAGGGAGCACCTGACTTTCCCTCTGGTGTAAATGTTAGTGGTGTTACAAGTACTGTTACATTAGGAGTTACTAACCTTAACCCAACCAATGTCAATGTATCTGGTGTAGTCACTGCTACTACTCTTGATGGTAACTTATTAGCAACTGGAACTCCAACATTAGGATTGGGAGTAACTATTAACACGTCTGGAGTCAATATATCTGGTGTAGCAACTGCTGGAATAGTATCTGCTACTACATTATATGGTGATGGTAGTAATCTAACTGGTATTGCTCTGTCTATTGCTCCTTTGAATTATAATCCTTCAATAAATGATATGAAGGTGACTGAATCTACTGGTATAGGTCTTACCTTCAATCAAGGGGTGAAAGCAGGTAGTGGTAATGTTACTCTTAGTTTAGTAAGTGTTGGTAGCACTCTAGTAGAGAACTTTAGTGTTGGTAGTTCTGTTAGTTATGCTGATAGTGATTATGGAACTACTGTAACCATTAGTCCTACTAGTTCTTTAGATCAGAATACTGTATATGCTATCAGTTATCCATCAGGTGCATTTACTAGTCTTAGTGGTGATGTAAGTTATGTTGGAACAGCATATACATTTAAGACTATTTTACAAGAATATACATTATGGTCATGGGGAAGAAATCAGGGTGGAGAATTAGGACATAATAATAGAACCTCATATTCATCACCAACTCAAGTTCCTGGTACTACATGGGGTGATGTAGGAGGAGTTAAAACTGATGGAACACTATGGGTATGGGGATGGGGTGGTTATGGACAATTAGGACTAAATGATATAATATCTCGTTCATCACCAACTCAAGTTCCTGGTACTACATGGAAATTTGCATTTGGCCAGCCTCAGAATTCATTCGGAATTAAAACTGATGGAACTTTATGGTCATGGGGATATAATGAAGGTGGTAGATTAGGAATTAATCATGCAAACAAACGTTCATCACCAACTCAAATACCTGGTACTACTTGGTCAACTTCAAATGAGAATCAGTTTGCTTATGCTCAGAACCAAACATGTACTGCAGCAATTAAAACTGATGGAACACTATGGACGTGGGGTGCAAATCAGGAGGGAAGTTTAGGATTAAATAATTTAACACAATATTCATCACCAGTTCAAGTACCTGGTACTACATGGAAGTGTTTATCTAAGTGGTATAGTAACGGATTTGTAGCAACCAAGACTGATGGAACATTATGGGCATGGGGAAAGAATGGTGAAGGATCATTAGGACAAAATTCTCCATCTAATAGTCATGTTTCATCACCAGTTCAAATACCTGGTACTACATGGGATCTTGTTTCTTCTTCTAATAGTAGTTGTTTTGCAACTAAAACTGATGGAACACTGTGGGCATGGGGAAATAATGGAACTAGTGGTAAATTAGGACTTGGTGATACTGCACATAGATCATCACCAGTTCAGATAGGTTCTGGTACTGATTGGAGTAAACCATTTAATAATTATAATAATGCAGGTGCAGCACTTAAAACTGATGGAACATTATGGGTATGGGGATCTGGTACTTATGGAGCATTAGCACAAAATAATGCTGATTCAAATTATAATTCACCAGTTCAAATACCTGGTACTAAGTGGGTTGATTTAAGAGGTACTAGCGAGGCTGTTAGAGCAATACAACTTCTAGAAGAATAAATAACTAAAAAGTAATAGTATGTCTGACGTCAGTGTAGATATTATTAAGAATAGAAGTGGTGAAGCACCTGACCTACCTTCTGGTGCTAATCTAAGTGGCGTCTCAACTGCTGCTACTCTTCAAGTAACTAACCTTAACCCTACACATATCAATGCATCTGGTGTAACTACTGCTACTACCTTCAGTGGTAGTTTGAAGAGCACAGGAACACCAACATTAGGATTAGGCGTAACAATTAATAGTTCTGGACTGAATATATCTGGTGTAGCAACTGCTGGTATTGTGAGTGCTACTACATTGTATGGTGATGGTAGTAATTTAACTGGGGTAGCAATGAGTATTGCTCCTATAAGTTATCAACCTGATGTGAATGATACTTTGGCTAATAGAATAGGTGTTAGTATAGGAATAACATTCACTGAAAGAGTTATAGCAGGTAGTGGTAACGTAACATTAAGAATAGCAGGAGCAGCAGGAACAGTAGTAGAAAACTTTGGTGTTGGTAGTTCAGTCACCATTGCTAATAATACAGTATCATTTACTCCAACTGCAGATTTAGCAAAGGATACTGTATATCATATAAATTATCCTTCAGGTTCATTTACTAATACTGGTGGTGATGTAAGTTATGTAGGAACAGGATATACTTTTGCTTCAGAGGGAATATTATATCAACTATTTGCATGGGGACAAAATAGTAACTCACAATTAGGTCAAAATGATATAACAACTCGTTCATCACCAATTCAAATACCTGGAACTACATGGTCTTTCAATTCTGGAGGTGGTGGATCAGTAGCAGAGGGTGGAAATGGGCAGGCTTTTATTAAAACTGATGGAACATTATGGACTTGGGGAGGTCAAAGTTATGGAGAATTAGGTCAAAATGAATCAGAAGTTGCTTATTCATCACCAGAACAAGTAGGATCTGATACTACATGGAGTAAGGTAACAGTCGGAAGAAATGTGCTGCTTGGAACTAAAACTAATGGAACCCTATGGACATGGGGACTTAATAGTAGTGGAGAATTGGGACAAAATAATAGAACATATTATTCATCACCAGTTCAAATACCTGGTACTACATGGGCAACTGGTGTAGAATCTATTGATGCTGGTTCAGGCTTTGTAGGAGCAATCAAAACTGATGGAACCCTATGGACATGGGGTCATAATAATCAAGGAAGATTGGGACATAATAATACAACAAAATATTCATCACCAGTTCAAGTACCTGGTACTACATGGAGTAAGCTTGGTTTTGGTAGGTTGAATGCATCTGCAATCAAAACTGATGGAACATTATGGTCATGGGGTTATAATTCTAAGGGAGAATTAGCACAAAATAACAGAGCACATTATTCATCACCAGTTCAATGTCCTGGTACTACATGGTCTAAGGTTAAGGCTCGATGTGGTACTATAGCACTTAAAACTGATGGAACATTATGGGCATGGGGAAATAATGATCAAGGACATTTAGGACAAAATACTCCTTACCAGGCTAGTCGTTCATCACCAGTTCAAATACCTGGTACTACATGGAGTGATATTGGTCAGACAGGGCGTAGTGACGATGGTGTGAATGCTGCAATTAAAACTGATGGAACATTATGGACATGGGGAGGTAATCGTCAGGGAAGTAATGGAATTAATGTAGGAGGAGATGCTGGAAAACGTTCATCACCAACTCAAGTACCTGGTACTACATGGTATAAGATTATACAAGGTGGAAATGAAAACATGTATGCCTTTAAGCAAATATAAATAACTAAAAAGTAAAGATATGTCTGAGCTGAGGGTTGACTCCGTTAAAAGTAAAGGTGGTGGTGCTCCTGATCTTCCTAAAGGAGTTACTATCAGCGGCATAGCAACTGCTGCTACTCTTGGAGCAACTACTGTAGATGTAAGTAATGTAAATGTATCAGGTGTTGTCACGTCTGGAACTCTGAATGGTCCTTTATTGAGTACAGGCACACCAACATTAGGATTAGGCGTAACAATTAATAGTTCAGGTGTAGCAATCAGTGGTGTGGCAACTGCTGGTATAGTCTCTGCTACTACATTATATGGTGATGGTAGTAATCTAACTGGTGTTGCTGCAACAATTGCCCCACTCTTTTATAATCCTGATCCTTATGATACTCTTGCTACTATAGATACTGGTATAGGAATAACATTTAATTCACAAGTTAAGGCAGGTACTGGTAATGTAACTCTAAGTATTGCTAATGCTGGTGTTGCTGGTACTGTGGTTGAGAACTTTGGTGTAGGTAGTTCTGTATCTATTTCTGAGAATAAAATAACTATCAATCCAACTGCTGATTTAAGTGGAGGTGAAGCACAATATTTCATCAGTTATCCTTCAGGAGCATTTACTAATAATGAAGGAACTGATTATGTAGGAACAGGATATACATTTGGAACAAGAGCTTATCAATATCAATTATGGTCATGGGGATATAATGGTTGGGGTCAATTAGGACTTAATGATAGAGCAAATAGATCATCACCAGTTCAAGTACCTGGTACTACATGGGATAATGGTTCTGGTAATCAGACGTCAACAATAGCAGTTAAAACTGATGGAACACTTTGGACATGGGGAGGTAATGAATGGGGAGAATTAGGACTTAATGAAGGTGGTAATCCATCGAAATACTCATCACCAGTTCAAGTAGGTTCTGATACTACATGGAGTAGAGCTCTTATGGATAATGGTGGGATGGTAACTAAGACTGATGGAACATTGTGGATGTGGGGAAAGAATACTGTTGGAGAATATGGAGATAATAGTACAACAAATCGTTCATCACCAATTCAAATACCTGGTACTACATGGTCTGCTAATTTTGATGCTGCTAATAATAATAGATTTTCAATCAAAACTGATGGAACACTATGGGCATGGGGAAGAAATGGTGCAGGAAGTTTGGGATTAAATCAAGGATCATATCCTGCTACCAGTATATCATCACCAACTCAAATACCTGGTACTACATGGGCTCAAGTTGATGCTGGAGATGAATGTACAATAGCAGTTAAAACTGATGGAACCTTATGGTCATGGGGATATAATACTGTTGGTCAATTAGGACAAAATAATAGAACAAATCGTTCATCGCCAACACAAATACCTGGTACTACATGGAGTACATCTCAGCATCATGTCTCTGGTGGAGCAGGGTTTGGAGCAGCAATTAAAACTGATGGAACACTGTGGATGTGGGGAAAAAATCATCAGGGACAATTGGGACTTAATAGTATAACAGCTCCAACCAATCATGGATTATCATCACCAGTTCAAGTACCAGGTACTACATGGAGTCGCATTAAAGTATCTGGTTACAAAGCTGAATCTTATGCACTTAAAACTGATGGAACACTATGGTCATGGGGATATAATAATAAGGGACAATTGGGACACAATGATGTAGCTATGCGTTCATCACCAACTCAAATACCTGGTACTGATTGGAGTTTTATTCAAACTGGTGGTTCAGGTACTACAAGTGGTGTGTTTGCACTTAAGCAAGTATAAATATCTAAAAAACTAATATGTCTGAATTAAGAGTTGACAATATAGTAGACATGGGAGGCAGTGGTGCTCCTAAGTTAAGGAAAGGCGCAAATGTCACTGGTATCAGCACAATAACTCAGGCAGTAGTAGGTAATGCAACTATCAATGCTGGTGGTATTAATGCCACTGGTATTGTGACGAGTAGTAGTAATAAGTTTGTTGGAGATTTTGCGAGTGGTAATATAACAGCAGGTGTGATGACTGCTACATCATCAGTAGTAGCATCAAATATAACTATCAACTCAGGTGGTGTAAATGCTAGTGGTATAGTATCTGCTACATCTTATCAAGGTAGTGGTGCTAATCTAACTGGTGTTGGTTTAAGTATTGCTCTTCTTTCATATAATCCTGATGTAAGTGATAGTTCTGTTGATCCTACTGCTGGTATAGGACTTACATTTAATCAGAGAGTATCTGCTGGTGTTGGAACTGTTACTCTAAGTTTAGTGAGTGTAGGTTCTACTGTTGCAGAAGTATTCGGTTTAGGTAATGCTACTTCTACCACATATACTGTGACTGTATCTAATCCTGGTAGTGGTAATAAGTATTATCTTGATGGTAACTTATCTTATAATCCTACATTATATCCTGGTAGCATTTATACATTCGATCAAAGTGCTGCAAGTAATAGTGGTCATCCATTAAGGTTTGCTACTGCTGCTGATGCTGCTGGAAGTACAGAATATACCACAGGAGTGGAAACAAATGGCACGCCAGGTAATTCTGGTGCATACACAAGAATAACAGTTGCTGCTGATGCTCCTGATACTCTATATTATTACTGTACTAACCACTCAGGAATGGGAAGTAATGTTTCTATAGGTGCTAATGTTCAATTTAATAATGATGCAGATCCACCAAATATAAGTATTAGTCCAAAAAATGATTTATCTGTTGATACTGTATATGCTATCAATTATCCACCTGGTGCATTTACTCAATCAGGAGCAGGTGGTAGTTTTGTAGGAACAGCATATACATTTGTAACAAGAAATTTAGTTGATCAATTATGGATGACTGGAGCTAATACTAAAGGACAATTAGGACAAAATAGTACAACATATTATTCATCACCAGTTCAAGTTCCTGGTCAATGGAGTAAATTTAGTATGGGTGGATGGCATACATGGGCAACCAAAACTGATGGAACACTATGGTCATGGGGAGATAATGGAAGTGGTAGATTGGGACATAATAATTTAACACATTATTCATCACCAACTCAAATACCTGGTACTACATGGAATAATAGTATTAGTGCTAGTTATGTTAATTCCTATGCAGTTAAAACTGATGGAACATTATGGGCAGTAGGTAGTGGTAGTCAAGGAAGAGGTGGATGGGGAGATACTAATCATAGATCATCACCAACTCAAATAGGGTCTGGTACTGATTGGAGTGCTGTTACTTCAGCATTATACTCTGCATGGGCAGTTAAAACTGATGGAACACTATGGGCATGGGGAAGAAATAATAATGGATCAGCAGGACAAAATGATACAACAGATTATTCATCACCAAGACAAGTACCTGGTACTACATGGACTACTACGATGGCTGCTGGTCATTCAAGGTTTCATGCAATTAAAACTGATGGAACATTATGGGGTATGGGAAATGGAGAGTATGGACAATTGGTTATTAATGCTAGTGGTAATCCTGCTAGATATTCCTCACCAGTCCAAATTCCTGGCACATGGACTAGTGTTTACTCGAGTAAACAAGCAATATATTCAATTAAAAGTGATGGAACACTGTGGTCATGGGGATATAATGATCAGGGACAATTAGGACAAAATAATACAACAAAATATTCATCACCAGTTCAAATACCTGGTACTACATGGAGTAAACTAGGAGCGGGTAGTGAGAACGTTGTTGCAGTTAAAACTGATGGAACAGCATGGGGATGGGGACGTAATACAGCTGGAACATTGGGGCAAAATAATAGAACTACATATTCATCACCAGTTCAAATACCTGGTACTACATGGAGTAAAGCATATAGTAATTTTACAAATGCTGTTGGAGGAGTTTTTATAATAACTAGACAAGTATAAATATCTAAAAAACTAATATGGCATCTAAGATTAACGCTGATGAATTTGTAGATAGAGAGGGTGAAGGTAA